TCCAGAAGCAATAATTTATCAACTAGTTTAGACGAACCAGCAAAACCAAAATTTACACTCCCTGCGAAGGTCAAACTTTTTTGATTTTAGTAGGATTTGTCCCATTTTCACAAGTTATGAAATCTTCAAGGGTGTAAAACATATAATATTTAATTTGACTGTCTTGTCTTGTAACTATTTCTCTAAGCAATAACTTTTAATGTGGCACCACTTTTTATTAGATAGCGCGTAGCATCGGATTCAATAACAATACATCCTTCAGATGGATTACCTCCACATCCTCCACAATGAATGAGAAATCCAGACCTACCACACATGTTATTGCTGGAAGAAGGATATAAATCATACGAATTTATACAGCTTTTGAATGTATACATATTGCCTAAGGTATAAGTTCCCTGAGGTAAAGGACCTACACTTTTCTGGCATTGACAAGATGGATTATTACGACAAGAACCAGATTGACCAGCACAGCAGCCATATGTATCAATGTAGCTTCCATCATAAGCAACCCCGTAAAAATGATGAGCACTCTGAGAATATGTATAAGGGCCACCAGCTCCAGTTCTTAATGTCAAATTACTTGAAGGGGGTTCAGGAGTCTTATCATAATCAAACATATTATCGGCATTAGTAATACCAAGAGAAAATAAGGATACAACTGTAAGCAATAGTTTTGTAAACATAGTTGTTTATAATATTATAATATATTATAAACAAATTTTTATATTGTTTTATAAATAATCATCTAAATTAACATTTTTTTCGAGCAAATTTATAAAAATTCGTTGAACTATGGACATACTATTTTGTTTTGAATTCAAATCAGTTTGATTAGTTTGAACTCCCGCAATACTAGAGTTTCTATTATTATCTCTTTTTACATACGGATTCATCAGTGTATCCGCTTTAAATATTTTGGTATTACATAAATGTCGAATTTGTAGGTCTATTGGGCACGCTAGTGTGAAACAGTGTTTTACTAATTTTTCGGCACCTTTTTGAGTTACAATGTAGCCCTGTGTTCCATACCCGAGAAAATTACCATCCATATCCCTATTATTCATCTCTTCATTAATAAATAATATATCCATATTTTTGTTTATTTTAATATTTTCATAATCATCCCGAAGAAAGGTGATTCCATCTTCTAATATTATACAGGCATTTAAATTATTATCTACAACATATTTCCAACAATTAAAATGTCCCATAAAACAACCAAATTCACCCAAAACACTAGTTTTATCATTTCTAAAACCTGTTCCATTAAAATCTATTCTCTTTGTAACTAATAACTCATTTAATACATTGACTTTGTTTCTGTAGTCAATACCAGAAATCCTATATACGTTTTTTGTCATTTTTGTCCATTTTTCTCTAAACAATCTCGTATTTTCCCATAAATCTGGTCTAGAATCTAAATTTAATATTAAACAATTTTTTACGTTTTCCATAGTATATTGTGAACTATTTTTACTTATATTTACGTTTTTATATACTTATTTACGTGAAATATAAATATTAGTTAATATCATAACCAATGATAAAATTATATATAATTACTAAGTATACAACCAAATATACCCAAAAATTAATAGCTAAAAATTCATAACGCCAAAAATATCCATCAACAAAGGGACGAAATATAAGCCTAACTAGATTCATAGGACAAAACATAATATTATTTTCGTGGTTATTTCGTAGCCATATATTTCCCATTGTTGGAGAAAACTGGACATATAAACTGAATATCACAAAAATAATAAGTATATTACATAATAAAATCATAGTTACAAATTATAATTATACATATATGAATATATAATTATATGTTTCTCTCAATATAGTGCGTCTTTATACATTTTCATAATCTTTTCTTTTTGTTCATCGTAGTTACAAATAGGTTTCACGTATTTTATATCCTTGTGATTATTAAACTCAGTATTCCAATTATGTATAATATTTACTGGAACATCTTTTAATTCATGTATCCAGGTTTTTATATATACGCAATCAGAGTCGTGTTCTCTCTGTTGTAGCCATGGATTAAATATTCTAAAATATGGCTGCGAATCCGCTCCAGAACCAGCACACCATTGCCAATTTCCATTATTTGACGCAGGGTCATAATCAGTAAGCATTGTAGCAAAAAATTGTTCGCCTTTTTCCCAACTAATGAGCAACGTTTTAATTAAAAAAGTGGCAGTAATTAACCTAGCCCTATTGTGCATATATCCAGTTGTAACAAGTTGTCTCATTCCTGCGTCCACAATAGGAAATCCAGTATTTCCATGTGTCCACGCTTTAAACCATCGTTCACTGTCGTGCCATTTAACCTTGTTATATTTTGGTTTTAAAGCATGCCCTAAAACGTGAGGATAAGCGAATAAAATATTGGCGTAAAAATCACGCCAAAACAGTTGTCTAATAAAGTCTTTTTTTGTTCTAAATAGGTTATATATTTCTCTAATCGATACACAACCAAATTTAATATATGCGCTTAATTGAGAAGTAGTAAGAGACAAATCGTCTCGAGTTTTGTTGTATTGTTTAACATTGTTATATGCGATTTTGATTTGTTTTAATGCGTTTATACGTCCGCCATGAACTAAAATATTTGGATTTGTATTTTTATTTGGTAAAAATTTATTAATAGCATTTGTTAGTGATATGAAAAAAGGAGACTTAGATTTTATGGGAGTCATATCTTTAAATTTAGGTTTAACAAATAGAGGAGGTTGAACTTTATGTTTCAAACAAGTTTCATAAAAAGGTGTAAATTTTTGGTATGTTTGACCACTTCCATTTAAAATAGTCCCAGGTTCAAACAAATAATAGTCGTTAGTTGATACAGTAGAAATTTCGTGTTTTTTACACAATTCGATAATACTTTTATCTCGATTTATAGCGTATGGACTATAATCTGTATTGAAAAATACACAATCTGGTTTATTAATATTAATAATACTACGAATTACATTAATGTTATCGCCGTAAAATGTTTCTAATTGTCCTCCAGAGTCGGCAATAACCGACGATAATTGCTCAAGTGATTCTAACATAAACTGAACAGCATTATCGGATTTATATGAATTTTTGCTGGTAATTTGTTCTGGAGTAAAAATAAAAATAGTTCGAAAGTTATGACACATTTTTGTAGCAAGATGGAGACAATTATTGTCTATTATGCGTAAATCTCTTCTAAAAATAAATAATCCATTTTGATATTTCTTAGTAATTTTAGTTGTCATATAATATAATAGTTTATTGTATTATTATATTATTTTGTTGTTTCTTTATTTTATTGATTCTCTATTTTATTGTTTAAGTATTATTTCTTTGGAAACACATCGGAATTTATTGTCACGAATCTGTCCTGGTTTACAGTGTTTAACACATCGTTTTGTAATTGGGTTACGTGTTTTTTCAGGAGGACATTCTTTGGAAACTACAGGGTTTTGTTTTCTTGTTTTAACATTCATACAGTGGAATTTATTGTCACGAATTTGTCCTGGTTTACAATGTTTAACACATCGTTTTGTAATTGGGTTACGTGTTTTTCCAAGAGGACAATCACCAACTAGATTTTGAGCAACAACAAATGATGAAGAATCTGAATCGGAAATATCAAAGTTTAATCGTATATCTTTTTTATCTAAGTTAGATTTCGGAATTTCTTTTTCAACTTTTATATTTATATTATTTTTATTAACTGGTTTATGATTTACAAATTTCATATTTAATCTAGACAATATACCAGTTTGTAATAATATATTTTCATATTCATCGATTAATTTAGCTATGTTTATTTCTCTTGTTGCTGAATTAAAATCGCACATTTTGTTGAAAAAAGTTGATAGTCTTGTAAATGTATCTACATTAATAGCTTTTTGTTTATTGAAACAATTTACCATAAACTGTAATGTAAATCCTAGTGAAAAAACATCAATTGAATCAATAATACGGTTTAATACTTCACTATAACTGTATGCTTGTACCAAAAATCCGAACCCGTTCATAAATTCATCAAAAAAGGAGAGTTTTTCGGCTCTTGTGATATTTGGTTTTATATATTCAAATAAAATATTGTAGGCATTTGGATTTTTAATAGGCAAACCAAACTTGTTGGTTTTATCTCCGAAAACAATCATTTTAGTTAATTCAACTATGTAGTCCACCTGCGTATCTTCAGGACTTTTTGAAAAACGATTATATATTTCTCTATTCATAAACCCACAATCAAATGGATATGACCAATGAAATGAGCCTAAATAGTTTACGTTATTTTCACTAGACTTTTTGATATCACTTTTTTTTCTCATTAACCCGAAATCAATATATTTTAATTTTCCTGTTTTTATGTCGAATAATATATTATGTGGTTTAATATCATTGTGAACTATCCCGTTATCGTTAAAAAACTTTAATCCTTTTAACAAATGATGTACTTCTAGCCAAAATTTGTCTGTTTTTTCTTGTTTATCTGTTTTAAGATATTCTATTATTTCATCATTACAAAAATGTTTCAAATCGGGGCCGCCAAATTTAAGCAAGAGTACCTTATAATCTTCTGGATTATCAGCAACGTCTTGTCCAGAAATGTGATGGCATTTTTTTATATCGTGTATAACTTTATCATTGAGTTTAGGTGAACACATTACAGGTTCTCCTAAATGGTATTCATTTGTCTTATCATATGAACCAATCACTAAAAATTCGTTTAACTCGTCTTTAGCATGTTTGGTTTTCATAATTTTTGAAACATACTCGTCATAGTTAAAATTTTTATAAACATCAGATTTACAATGAATACTTGGTTTATGAACGCATCCATAAGAACCTTCTCCTATTACATCTCTTACAATTTCAGCATTTTTATCATGATTAATAGAAGGTTTCTTAATTTTTTTCATAATATTTATGGATTCCATCGTATATATTATGAAAATAAAATTTAATTACTTATTAGTTTTAGATGTCTAAACTCACGGTATTTTTGTCGGATTTAGGTTTTCTTCGGCTGCGCTTGGGAACATTAGCGTCACTTTGTAAATCCTTTAGGTCGTTAATACTTATTGTGCTGCTATTATTATCTGGTATATCCATTTGCGTGTCCATTTTATTTATATTGCTAACATTTCTTTGAACCTGAGGCGCTGTTTCTGAAATGTTTATTGTCTTTGTCTTTAGACCAGATAAGATGTCATTAATATCGCTAGGCCCTTTCATTTCAGCACGGCGTTGGCTTTTTTGAGAAGGCATAGGAGGTTCAAAACCGGGAACACTGAAGTTGCTTTCTCTGATGCTAATACCGTCGTCAGCAAAAGCTCCTCTGGCCATACTAATATCAGGACGTGATACGTTATTTCCAGCACGATTCATAGGAGGGGGAACAGAGTTGGGACCTTGTGTAGCCATTGGAGCTGGAGGTCCTCTACCTTGTGGCACAGAAGGTTCACCAGCATTCATGACCCCGCTCATAAATCCAGAAAATCCGGGATTTGTATTTGCCATAGAACTTACAGCTGCGTTTTGAAATTGACGCATTAGGTCAGGATTTTGTCTCATAATATCATCCATACCGGGCATAGCGGACTTAAACATAGTATTGGTCATATGAACCATCATAGCAGAACCACCCAATTGGAATAGCAATTTTAGCTCAGGAGCCAAGGAAGCCTTTGATTTATATTTTTCGTATAATTCTCCGAATACATCGTCGTAGTCGTTAATATTTTCATTAATTTGTTCACCCCAACCATCTAATTTGATATCAAATGGGTCGAAACGGTTATTTAAAAATTCAATACCATTAATGATAGCCATCATCATATTTCCCTGAAATTTTACGGAATTTTGCTTTGTTTTCTCTTCCATAATCATTTCGTACTCTCCCTGCATCTCAGCTAAATCGGAATCCATATTGTATTTTTTTGTTAATTCCACTCCCTTTTTCTCTAAAGCTTCTAAACGTCTCAAAAATTTAAATTTTTCTCTCAATAAATCATCCTTTGAAAGTCTTGGTTGAGAACTCATTCCGCTTCGGTCAGGATTGACTGGAATATTATTGAATTTACCATATCCGTCCCATGTTTTGCTGTCGTTCGCAGTATTAGATGTAGACTGTCCAACTGAAGGAGGCTTTTCGTCAAAACGAACAGAAGGTTTGTCATCATAATCACTCTTGACTCCGAATAATCCTGAACTAAAACTAGAACCACCCATATTATCTGAGGCATCATTTGCTAAATCATTTAGTTCACTTTCTAAATTATTCAAATCGTCTAAATCAATATCACTGGATGGTCCGTTGGATGTTGGTTTTTTATCGTTCATTAAAAGTTCAATGCCACCTCCAAAGTTAGTTTTTTTGCTATTTTCCCATCCACCGCCATTGTCTAAATTTTCAAAATCAAGAGAGATATCAATAATGTCGTTATCCATTTATTATGATTTAATTAGAACATTTAATTTTAAGTAATACGAATTATAAAATATATATTTTAATTAATTGAATTTTAATTAATTGATTATAAAAAAATAAGTTAACTACAAAATAATAATAATTTATAATTTATTTATAATTTATTTTTAATATACCACATACCTTGTAGGAAGCAATCAGACAAATCATCTTTTTTAGAATGTTTATGAAGGAACTGAGACCATTCTTTAAATCTATCATCTGTGTCTACAAAATGTAAACTGGTTTTTACACCCAATTGTTTGCGTTGTTTATAATCCATTTTGCCTGGTTTTAAAACAGTTGGATTTTCTGTATCTAAATTAGTTGCTAAAGTTAATACAGGAGGTATAAAATCTTTCAATTTGTTACAAGCACTGATAAATTCAATTTTGATATTATTATTTTTCATAATAAAATATTGTGATATCATCCCTTGGATTGTTTTCATTTTGTTAGCAATAGGTCCAATTTGATTTTCAATAATAATAGCATCAATACTATCTTGATAATCCACAGACAAATTATTGTAGAATATGGAATCAAATTTATGTTGAATATTTCGTCCAATAGTAACTAAATCAACCTTAGTGGCATTCCCCTTTTCCACAGGATTAAAACAATTCGCGTTTACAAAATTGGTAATATTTTGTATTAATTCAGTTTTTTTTGAGGTTTCGTTATAAACTATATTATATTTTTTTGATATTTCAACCAAAGATTGTATTTTTTGTTTATTTATAAAAGATGACTTTAGGTCTGGTTTCGGTTGTAAGAATGGTTGTTTTTTAGAATGTCTCAAACAATAACATTTGTTAGCTTTGCTAAATTTAGCAGGTTTGTTACATATGCTATTTTTTTCTATTTCAGAGCATTTCATAGGTTCATTTTTATCACTTAAATCAATATTGTCCCATTTAATGATTTTTATTTGATTACTTTTCTCTCCATCATCTATTTCAAAAAGGCAAAATGATAAATTTTTTATACCAACATCAACAGATAATAATTTCATAGATACAATATTATATAATAAATTATAGAATTAAGTTATTATATTGTTTTTACTAGACAACTTTATTTTGAATATATTTCATTTTTGATAAATTATTTATAAAATAATTGTTGGCGCAACCATTCTAGCTTGTAACTGTTGTTTACTAACAAAACTTTGTTTTAAATTGCTGTTAGTATTTGAACCTGTTGTATCGTGTAGAGATTTATATAAATATGGAGAACTTGGCATGGGTTGATTATTTACAATAGTGTAAGGATTATTTCCTGAACTGTAAATAGATTCTAATGAATTATATTTCATAATATGATTGGCATTATTTTGCATATATTGTCTGTATTTCCAATTTGAAGTAATATTTGAATTTGCTTGAATTTTTGAATTCATAGCAGCCTCGGGTTGTAATAAAGTTGGCATTTGGGTTGGTGTTATTGTATAATATGGATTCATTGTTATATTATTTTATTATTTTATTTTTATAGTTTATTATTTTATTATTTATTCAGCATCAAGTAATTTTAACAAATCATTTTTCTTGTATTTGGAAGCATCTTGAACAATGCCCATTTCAATAGCCACTTCTCTAAGTTTATTTAAAGGCATTTTTCTGTAGTCAGTATTTTTATGTTTGCCATTATCATTTTCTAATCCACTAATATCATTTCCAATATTATCTATTGAAATTGTAATAGTTTTCAAATCACCCGCATTTAAAATATCGTTATGCTCATTAATATCTTCATTGTCTTGTTCACTCAAAAGAATATCAATTGGTTCTTCTAAATGTATTGATTTTATATTGTTTCTATCAATATCGTCTGAATCATTCACCATTTCACCTAAATTAAGTATTTTAATATCATCATCTGAATGTGGTTCTTCATTGTCTTCGATATATTCAATGTCTTCGATATCTTCTAAACCTTCTAGCTCATCTTCAGAAACACTTGACTCGTCCTCTTCCATTTCATCCTCTGAATCATCTTCCTCAGAATCTTCTGAATCATCTTCATAATCACCTTCCTCTTCATCATCTGATACATGAATCAATTTACTAGACCCGGTGTTATTTTCTCCCATATTTTTTATGTGGTCGTTTTCAATTTGTTCTTGTTCATCTATAAAATGATTTGAATAATCACGCTGTGGGTTTCCACCAGTAATATTAATGTGTCCCTTTAAAAATTGTATTTCGCCTGTCATAGTTGTAACAAGTCCCAACATGGACGATAATTTATGGTCCTGTTCCGACATTCTATAACTCACATATGCGAATATGCCTCCAATTAAAATTACCATAATAGCAATGCTAAATAAAAATGATGTGCTTATTAAATCAGAAATAGCCATAATTAAAAAATAGGTATATATTTAAAATTACAAGAGAACGAATAATTATTTATCTGTATTTATCTGTATTTATCTGTATTTATCTGTATTTATCTGTATTTATCTGTATTTATTATTATTTACCATTTTCATTTTCACAAAGGGTAATAATTTCATTTGGATAGTTCATATCACTCAATACTTTTAATCCACCTTTTACAGTTGAAATACCCTCAACTAACTTATATGTGTATTCAAAAGTATTTGATGTTTTATTTGTCTTCATATTATAATTTTCAATTCTCTTATTTTTTTTTAATTTCTTACATAATTTTACATAATGTGTTGTCAATAAACAAGTTACATTATCGCTTTTAACAATATATTTCATAAAAGCATTCGCACTTGTTACTGCTTCTTCCGGATTAGTTCCTGAATATAATTCATCAAAAATACAAAAATGTGTAATTTCATCCATTTCTCTATCATGAGTTATTGAATCAATTATGTCTTTACAGCGTCTTGCTTCTGCTTGAAATAAACTATCCCTTGCCGAAGTATCCGGAATATTTAAGTAGCAGTGAAAATTATCGTAAGGCTGTAGTTTAAGACTAGAGAAACAACCAAATCCAATTTGTTGTGAAAGTAGTATATTTATTAAAGCGCTTTTTAATATAGTTGTTTTACCTGAAGCATTGGGACCAGTTATAACTAAATTTTTGTCTAATCTACAATCATTTGTAACTACACTATTATCATTTATAAATTTAGGATAATACATCTTTTCAAAAATTGGTTTGTTTGCTTTTCGCCTTTTTTTCTTTTTGATTGTTTTTTTAATATCTTGTTTATCTTCTTTCTCTTCTTTATCTTTGTTAATAAACGTTGTTTTGTTTAATTTAAATTTATCAATATTATTTTTTAATCCGCTAATTAAGTTCATATATCCATTAAATCCAAAAGAATATAACATTGCGTTATGGAATTCAGTATTGTCATATATTTGATAAAATGTGTACATTATGTGTCCAATTTCGTGTATTTTAAATATTGGATTACTTAAAGGACCAATAATATCAATATCAGTTTGTAATTTCTCTAGTAGTGTCCTTTGAAAAAGTACAGAATCATTAAACTTAGAAAATGATTTATATTTATTTGTTATTTCTAAATGATAATCCATAGATTCAATTGTAAATTTTAAATAAGTATTAAATTTAGATAAGTAATCGTGTATCTTTTTTATATTAGAATAAAACCGAACACACACTAAGATATTTTGATAAATTGAAAATAGATATAATCCAGCTGAAATAAGTAAATACATTTTTTGTCCAAAATCAATTTCATGGAAACTTGTGAAAATTTTTGTAATAGCGTGTTCCGCTATTAGTTTACGTAAAATCCCAGTATATTCTTTGATATTAAGTTCTATTCCTTTCATTTTAATTATGAAAAAAGGAACAATTAAAACAAATATAGGTAATGATAATGATAATATTGGAGATGCTATACTGTAACAACTAAGTATTTGTAGAAACTTAGCATTGTTATTCATGAATTTAGCAAAATCCCAATCAATATATAAATATTTTTCACAAAAACCAGTTTCGGATTTTATTTCATTCCAAGCTGAAACAGTATCTTCTATGGCAAAATCGTTTAGTCCATGTTTTTCCGAAATACTTTTCAGTTTATTATTAGAAAATGAATCTATCATTCCTTGACTTTCTTTTAAAAAAATTACGTCTGTTGTGTAGCTATTAGAAAAATCATTTAATACCTTTTTACCTATGCTAGTTGTCGGTTCAAATACATATTCATAAATAGGTTTATTATTTTCCTTATCTTCTTTCTCTGTGTTTGTTGTCGTTAGAGACAATAATTCTAAATCATTTACAATAGTCTCGTTTAGTTGTGTAACATTTTCATTATATGTAATTGGTAATTTAAATACTTCGTTTATGTTTTCATAAACAACATTTTTCTTGTTGTCCTTATTTTGAAATTTATTAAGTATTTCATCAAACATAACGTATTTGTAAAATGAAATATTATTTTATATTTTATTTTACGTATTTTATTTTTATTTGTATTATTGTATTGTATTGTATAAAAAATTGTTTATACCGAAAAATTAGCAGGTAGTTCAACAATTTGGGTATTATAATATTTCTCAATATCTTTAAGCAAAATAATGTCTCGTCTAGTAATGAAATTGATACCAGTTCCCTTACGACCCCAACGCCCACTTCGTCCAATTCTATGTAAATATGTATGAACATCTTTCGGAATATCAAAATTAATAACAGTGCTAACTTGTTGAATATCAATACCACGAGCGGTTACGTTTGAAGAAATCAAAACTCTAGCAACTCCAGTTCTAAATTCATTTATAGATTTTTCTCTTTCTGCTTTATCCATATAACTATGAATACAGCAAACAGGGAAATTATCTTCTCTCATTGCTTCACATAAGTCGGAAACACGTTTTACACTATTACAGTAAATGATACAATGTGAAAGTGAAATAACTTGAAAAATATCCTTAAGTGTGTTATACTTTTCGACATCGTTATTCAAGGCAACAAAGTATTGTCTAATACCTTCTAATGTTAACATTTCAGGAGTAACACTAATCTTTACTGGATTTCTCATAAATTTATCAGTAATTCTATAAATATTCTCAGGCAATGTGGCGCTAAATAAAGCAACTTGAATATCATTATTGAAATATTGAAAAATATTATAAATTTGCTCTTTAAATCCATGAGATAACATTTCATCTGCTTCGTCAATCACTACTAAATTTAGTTTGGAAGCGTCTATATGACCTCGGCGTATCATATCGTAAACTCTTCCAGGACATCCGACAAGAATGTGAGGAGGCGTTGACTGTATACTGTCAACATCATTATCAATAGACGACCCGCCCAAAATAGTTTTGATGCGTATCCCAGTCATCATACCAGAAAGTGATGTAATTACCTTAGCAGTTTGATGTGTCAATTCATGTGTAGGACTTAATATTAAAACCTGACTATAATTGTCATTAATATTAACTCTGGATAGAGCACCAATTGAGAAAGTAGCTGTTTTACCTGTGCCGGATTGTGCTTGACCAATTATATCTCTTTTTTCGATAATTGGTTTAATTGCTTTACTTTGAATAGGACTTGGTTTTTCAAAACCATACGCATAGATACCTCTCAATAGGTCTCGAGGAATATCTAATTCGTCCCAAGTATTAATAATTTCTAACGGGGAATTATCGTTATCATTATTGCTTTTACTATTACTAGTATTATTATTTTTAAAGATGTTTGTGTTTTCGGCAGACATTTGAATAATATATATTATATATTACCAGGATGGTTTTAAGTGTATTTTTTTATAATATTATATTTAAAAAAAATTGATATAAATAATATAGTATATATTCTAATTAGAATAATAATATGACAACTGGATTAAAATATACATTACAGCAAATGAACGCAATTTCGTGTTCAGGATTTAATTATGAAATACCCCAGGAAACAATAAGTATTATAAACTATCTTACAGAGCAAATAGGCTCAAACACAATTATAAAAGTGACTAATTTTCATAAAAGACCTCAAATTGTGGTTAATAATTTTGAAGAAGAATCAGCACAAAAATCGGGACAAGCTAGAAAGCGTAAGGGTAATAAAGCTATGGAAGTGTTTTCAGATGATTGGGAAACAATACGAAACTTTCAGGCAACAGTAATTGAACAAAAAACAGGAATTGACGCGGAGTTAAGCCAAATTCGTATGTATTTGAATAAACTGACAGACAAGTCTTACACAGATATTAGAGAAAAGATAGTATCAAGTATTGATTCTATTTTGAAGGTAGAGAAAGATGTCACAGTATTGAGTAAAAATATAGGCGAACTTATATACGACATATCATCAGGAAACAAATTTTATTCAAAAATTTATGCCGAGTTGTATACTGAATTAGTGAATAAATATGGTTGGTTAAAAACAACTTTAGATGAAAGAATGGCGGAATTTATTGGATTATTTAAAACGATTGAATATTTTGACCCTGATAAAGATTACGATAAATTTTGCGATATGAATAAACAAAATGAAAAGAGACGAGCAAATGCATTGTTCTTTGTGAATTTAGCAATAAACAAATTTATACCAACTGATGTTGTAATAACTATGCTAAAAACGTTATTGGAAATGGTATTGGAATTAATAGAGCAACCAAATAAGAAAAACGAAGTAGATGAAATTACGGAAACGATTGCTTTACTATTTAATAAGGATATAATAGACGATTATGATGAATCTGAATTTATTATAAATAATCAAACTATTGAGAATGTAATAACAATGATAGCAAAAAGTAAGTCGAAAGATTATAAGAGTTTATCAAATAAGGCAATTTTTAAATATATGGATTTGATTGAGATTTAATGTAAAACAAGTTAAAAAAATAATAATATATAAATCATAATACTATTTATAAAAATTAATTATGGATACAACAAATATAAATACTAATACAAATGCCAATACAAATATTCATTTTTTTCTGGAGGATTTAACAGAAGACAAATTAGTAGATAATGAAAATATGTTACAACAGTTGTTAGAAGAGTTTGAAAACAAGGAAATAGAAATGGAATTAAGATTAAATATAGATTTGGACTTGGACATGAATAATGATTATATTATTGGTTTAAGTTATTTTGTGAAAAAACAGATGTATATGGGTAACGACGAATTCTATTACGACGAAGAATATACTGTAAAGGAATTAATGAAAATATGTCAATATTATGGAATAGCAAAAAATATAAAGTCATCAAAATGTAAAAAGAGTGATATTATTTCAACAATTATTTATTTTGAAAATTGTGGTGAAAATATTGAAATAGTAAACAATAGACATAAGATGTGGGCATATATGACAGAATTAATAAATGACCCAAAAATGAAACAATATTTACTTTGGTAAATATGACTTAAATAAAAATAAAAATATTAAATATTACTAATTTATATACAATAATGGTTGTATCTAAATTAGATAGCAGTGTTAATTATCCAGAATTAAAACGAGTTGAAAAATCAGATTTAAGCAAGGAGTCAAATTTATACCAGGTCGAGTTATTCGACGTAAATGTAATAATAGCTATAGGAGCACCCAAGGATACCTTTATTGAAAAGGAAATAACATTTTTTCCCATTTATTTAGTAAAACATAATAACAAAGTATTACAAATAGGTGTTTACGAAATACGTTCGTCAAATGCTTTAGATTATATGGATGAAGATGGATTATTGGATGTAGATAAGTTAGACGAGCCACTCATTTATACATTTGCTACAAAAGAAATGATAAACCGTTTACGATTAATACCAGAAGAAGAGATTGAATCAGAAGAAAATAAAAGGAGTAAAAAACAACAAGAACGAGAGAAATTAAAAGAGAAAAATGGTGATGTTGAAAATATACGAGAGAATATTGGAGAACCAGTAGTTATATATATACCAGATGTACGTCGTGATACATTTACAGCCAGAAAGGGGGCTATAATACCACAATCATTAAAAGTAGAAACTTCTAAGGATGCGACAGATATAAGAGAGAAATATCATACAAGCCCAAATGATATTTGGATACAAAAATATATGAAAAATAAAAATTATACAATAACAGATAATGAAGGATTTGGTGATTGTTTGTTTGCAACAATTCGTGATTCTTTCCAGACTATTGGTCAAGACACAACAGTGGCTAAACTGCGTGAAAAGGTGGCATTTGAAGCAAATCAGCAGATATACGATTTATACAAAGAAAGGTATAATATATTTACGAAAGAGTTGTCAGAGACAAGATTGGCATCGATAAAAATGAAAAAAGATTATGACGAGTTAAAAGCAAAATTATCTTCAACAATTAACAGAGATGAGCAATTAAAGATTCGTGACGCAGCTTTAAAGACAAAGGAGTTGTATGATAAATTAAAGCGTGAATATGAGTATGCTAAAGAAAATATAGAGGACGTTGAATTCATGAAAGACATAAACAATTTATCAGATTTAAAAAAATATATGAGGTTATGTGATTTTTGGGCAGACGGATGGGCAATAAATACATTAGAGAGAATATTAAATATAAAATTCATAATTTTATCGAGTAAAATATATGGTTCGGGTGATTTAAATAATGTGTTACAGTGTGGTGAATTTGTTGACCCGATAATTGAAAGTAGAGGCGAATTTGACCCAGAATTTTATATAATGATTGAGCATACAGGAAAACATTATATGTTGATTGGGTATAAGGGTAAAAAAATATTCAAATTCAACGAAATTCCATATGATATAAAAAAGATGATTGTTGATAAATGTATGGAGAGAAATGCTGGAATATTTAAATTTATACCTGAGTTTGAAAATTTTAAGAGCGAGACAGTAGGTGTAAAGGAGGTTGTAAATTTTGATGAACTAGGTGAAGCGAAATTGATGAATTTGTATGATGATAATATAGTATTTATGTTTTATCATAAGTCAGCGGACAAGCCGTTGCCGGGTAAGGGAAGTGGGGAACAAATACCGTTAGGAGAGAGTCAAAATTTTGCTCAGTTAGCTGGTATTCCACAATGGCGTAAAAAGTTGTCGGATTTTTGGGTAAATCCAGATGGTTCTTCGTTATTTACTTTGGACAATCATCAATGGGCTTCAGTCGAACACTATTATCAAGCATCTAAGTTCAAAAAGAAGAATCCAGATTTTTATCTATCGTTTTCATTAGATTCTGGTACAGATTTATCAAAAGACCCAGAAATGGCAAAGGCGGCTGGAGGGAAAGGAGGAAAATTCAAAGGGGAACTACTAAGACCAAAACAAGTGGAAATAGACCCGGATTTCTTTATGAAGCGTTCAGTTTCAGAGTTGAATGCTGCTCAAGAAGCGAAGTTTACTCAAAATCCTGGATTAAAAGCGTTATTGATAGCGACAAAAAATGCCAAATTGATGCACTATGTAAAGGCAGATTCGCCAGTTGTTTGTGATAATTTAATGATGTTGAGAGATAAATTTGGTAAGTCGCTTGTATAAGTTTACAAAAGTAATAAATATTATATTATTAATTTGTTTTTAAGTTAAAAATACTTATATAATATTTATTTGCCGCGATTAAATAGCCGTTTCTTTTTACCATTTACGTATTTAGTAATGAGTTTTTATTGAATAATAAAAAAATTGAATTAAATAATATGAGTGATATTAGTAGCAATATAACTTGTATTATTGAAGAAATGGATTTAACCGAAGTTAGTGTTGATTTAACCGAATGTAACGTTGATTTAACCAAATTATCAAAGACAGAACTTTTAGTAAAGTGTCAAGAAAAAGGAATAAAAAAATGTAAATCAAAAAATAAAGAAGAATTAATTGTTTTACTTCAAAATAACCTAGTTTCCAAAAAAAAGGTTGAACTAGTAGTTGAAGAAGAGAAAGCAAAGAAAAAAGAAAAAATAATTACATCTACTACACAAAACGCAATTGATATTAAAAATATTAATGGTATGGAATATTTGAAAACAACCGACAACAATAGTATTGATTTAATATTAACAGACCCTCCATATATAATATCAAAAGATAGTGGTATGAATGAACATTACAATAATGTTAAGTTTAATGAAGAAAATGACATTACACAAGTAAAAACAGAAGATGAATGGGAAGAATACAAAAATCTAAATGGAATAGAAGATGATACAAATAAAGAAAAATATATTAAGTATGGTTCTATATATGGAAAAAAATATTGTGTAAAAACTGATTATGGAAATTGGGATAGTGATTTTACTATGGAACTTTTAGAAGAATTTATAAGTGAGTATTATAAAAAATTAAAAAAAGGCGGAACATTAATAATGTTTTTTGATTTATGGAAAATAACAGACCTCAAAATTTTATTAGAAAAATATAAATTTAAACAAATTAGATTTATTGAATGGATTAAAACGAATCCTCAACCAAGAAATAGCAAAGTAAATTATTTAACTAATTGTAGAGAAATAGCATTAATAGGTGTTAAAGAAGGCAATCCAACATTTAATAGTTCATATGATAATGGTATATATATGTATCCATTACAAGGTGGAAAAAATAGATTTCATCCAACTCAAAAGAGTTTAGTTTTATTTGAAGAATTAATAAAAAAACATTCAAATGAGAATGATACTATATTAGATACATTTTTAGGTTCAGGAACTACTGCGATTGCTTGTAAAAATACAAAACGAAATTTTAAAGGTTGTGAAATATCAAAAGAATATTATGACAAAATATTAGAAATTTTATAAGGCTAAATCCATAATTTCAAAATTATCATTAAATAAATTTAATAATTTTTCAAATGCCCAACGAAATTTAATACAATCACGATGATTATGTATTTGAAATTCTCCTATTGTAATACCATTAATAATAATACAAGAACTTTCATTCCATTTTTTATTTTTTATGATATGACTAAACGAAATGTCATAATTTGACCAGTTAATGTTTTCTTTTAATTTGATAAATAATAATGTATTTTTATGTTTATTGTAATATACAATAGGACAATCAAAGGTATTTACGGCATACATTTCTAATAATGTTTTTATATTTGTTTCAATATAAATCTTGATTTGCTCTAAACCATAAAGTAAATCTATTCCGAAAAATTCACAAAATTTTTTTTTTGATGGCTGACCTATAACTTGGGGGCAAACCTTAGCATCCTTTTTTGTTGTTTTTGCGCTTAAATTTATTTTATCATCAATGCTCACAAAATCATATTTATTTCCATTTTTAGCGATATGTTTTATTTCAAATGGGAATACATTTTTAAGTTTATGTAATTTGTCTTTAATTTTATTAGCTTCTTCTAAACTATATTTATATTTACCGTCATATTTAGTTTCATACAATAAACATATCGCCATCTCAAAAATTTTACCTAAATCTTCTGTTAAAATCTTTTTTGTTTGTGTATTTTGGACTACTTCTACATTTGGTTCATCATTTTCAATTGTTAATATATTATCAACTTTATTTGGAATAGACAACAAAATTTCATCATTTGTAATTTCAAACTTGGTTTCCATTTCTTTATAGTGTATTATGATAAGTATTTTATTTCATAAACTTGTATAAAAGAGAATTCAATTTTTTAAATAATATATATTATTTATTTGTCGCAATGAATATTGGGATGCTCTTGTAAAATATAATATCTCTTGTAAAATATAATATCTCTTGTAAAATATAATATCTCTTGTAAAATATAATAAAAACTTATATTATATTTAACTATGTCAACTACACCAGATAGCCATAAATTAATGCTTTTTTTTGGTAAACACAATTGTTTACCCCATATCAAACAAACTCAATCAACTAATATTTTATTCAAAAAAATGTATGAAGAAATTGATACTTCTATTAAATATATTAATCAACTTAAAGACGAAATGGGTGACCATTTTTATAAATTAAAAATAGAGAAAATCCAGTTTGTTAAACAAATACCCAAACCCAGCACTTTTCCACCTGACAGTTTCCCTCGGGTTGTTCGAAAACATATTGATGAAAATTCATTGTCTTCTCTTACATATTCATTTCAATTATTCGAACGCCCAATCACAATTATTTTTTTAATTGAAGATGATAAACCTGAAATGTATATTGACAAATATAATACTTATGTAGACCGTATGCTAATTTGGTTACATATTGTGAACAAATATGCTTCTAAAAATTGCGTTGAGGATTTAACAATATTTATTTATCACACCATATTAAAAAAGGAATTACCAAAATCGTCTATTGAAATACTAAATGAATGTCACATTAATACCGCTTTTACAGCGTCGTGTCCTAAAAAATCGGAAATTGTTGTATTCAGAAAGGAAGAATGGTTCAAGGTTTTTATACACGAGACATTTCATAATTTTGGTTTAGATTTCTCTGATATGAATGTGTCTGACGTTCATTCAAATATATTATCTATTTTTCCTGTAAATTCAAATATTAATTTATATGAAGCTTACACAGAATTCTGGGCTAGAATTATGAATGCATTATTCTGTAGTTATTTTAACACAAAAACTGTAAGCGGTAAAAAAAATATAAATGAATTCATCAAGAACACTGAATATTTTATGAATTTCGAAATTATGTATGCTTTTTTCCAAATGATAAAAGTATTACATTTTATGAATTTAGAGTATAAACAGCTATACGATACTGATATTGAATCGGATAATATCAGAAAAACATTGTATAAAGAAAACACTAGTGTTCTCTCTTATTATGTTATTACACTTATATTAATTTATAATTATCAAACATTTTTATTATGGTGTAGCACAAATAACGATAATTTGTTACAATTTAAAAAGACTAGCACCAATCAATACAGTTTTTTCCGATTTATTGAAAAAAAATATAAGACAAGTAAGTTTATTAGATATATTGATTGTTCAGCTAATTTATTCAAAAAAGTAAACGACGCACAAAAAAAAAGTGACCCGAAAAAGCACAAAAATATTAAATATTTAATGAATAATTTGCGAATGACTATATGCGAATTAGGCTAGACTATGAATAATGAGATATTTAATTTATTCTACACCATGTTATTTTATTCTACACTATGTTATTTTATTCTACACTATGTTATTTTATTCTACACTATGTTATTTTTTGTTACGATGTGTCCAGCATTTTTCTTCGCATTTGTAACAAACCTTGCCACATACATTGCCTGTTTTGGTAATAATTTGACAAATATATTTATATTGACTGTTACCCATTGGTTTCTTGTTGGCTTTCCATTCTCTACTTGCTTCATCAAAATCAATGTTTACTTCTAATTCTTTAAACGTATTATTACTGTTTGTAGTAATAATATTATTATTAGTATTATTTACTAATAATTGTTTTTTTACTTGATATCTAGTTAGCATTGTATTTATAATTGTTATAATGATATATGAAATATAAAAGTATTTCAATTTTTTCTAAAATATTGAAAAAGGGTATCAAATGATTATATATTAAAATAAATTGTATTAAATATTTGGTTGATAATATATAGAGAAACATACATCAATTTAATGGGAATTAAATATCTAAATCGCTTTCTGAGAGAAAAATGTCCAGAATCTATTACTCATATTGAATTTTCTGAATTATCTGGTAAAAAAATAGCTATTGATATTAGTATCTATTTATATAAATATGAAGCAACTGATTCTTTACTCGAAAATATATATCTCATGTTAGCGACATTTCGTCATTATAATATTATTCCTGTTTTTATTTTTGACGGTAAACCTCCTGAAGAAAAAAAGGAATTATTAAAGAAACGCAAAGAAGATAAAATAACCGCACAAACCGAATATAATGAGTTGAAGGCCAAACTAGAAACAATTGGCAATAATGTAAAAGAAGAGGATAAACTCGAAATTATTACTGAAATGAACGCACTTAAAAAACAATTTACAACTATTAACCGAGCAAAAATTAATAAAGTAAAGGAACTAATACGGGCTTATGGTGCTACATATTATGATGCTCCTGGAGAAGCGGATGCTCTTTGCGCTATGTTAGTTATTACAAATAAGGTCTGGGCTTGTTTAAGTGAAGACATGGACTTATTCGTTTATGGATGTAATAAAGTATTACGATATATGAGTTTAAATAAACATAATGCTATTATATATTATACAAAAGGGATACTTAATGAACTAGTTATTACTCAAAATGAATTTAAAGATATTTGCGTCTTATCTGGCACTGATTATAATACGAGTATAAATAATGTATCAAGTAATAATATTAATTCTGTGTATTCATTATTTAGTAAATATAAAAATGAAAAACGTAGCAATATAGAAAATAAAACATTTTACGAGTGGATAAATAACAACAAAATTGTATCAAATGAGGCGGATAAAATTGTTGAACCAATGTATTTAAATGTAGAACTATTGAATAAAATAAGTAAAATGTTTGACTTCTCTAATGAACTATTTAATAAGTTCAAGGATATTAAAATTGTAAACGGGCACATACAAAAAGAAACTATAAGAGATATTATGAGAGAAGATGGATTTATTTTTATTACACCGACCGAAAAGAAAAATGAGACAAAAACAACTTAAAGAAATATTATATAATACATATAAGTAATATTGAGATGTGGTTACTTCCCTTTTTGGTTAAGCAGTTACAAGTGAGTTGAGAAAACAAATATACCTTGTAACAAATTGCTACTCATTTCGTCCTTCACCAGTTTTACTGGGTTAAGTTGGACTATCGTAAGGTGAAACTCCTTACTATTGATATTAGAAGGAACTAATAATCCCTTCAACACCAAATAAACCATTTAGAAAATTGTATCATTTTTCTTTTTGGTCGGTGTAATTAAGCTAATACCTCTATTTGATACCGAAACAAGTCGTTGAATTTTGTCGCCGATCCTTACAATAAGTCCAGCAATCCCATAATCAGCAAACGCATCTTCATAAGATATCAGTTTCTTATTAAATATCTCTAATGATTCATTTTGAACGATTTTCATTTGTTTAATTTTATCACCTGACATTATAAATTAATTAAGTATTTCTTTTTAAATATTTATGAAGCTTATTTAAAAATAAATATTACATACGTTTTCTCTGGGCTAAATAGCCTGCGGAAGAACGCCCTACCATCCCGACATCTGTATGTGGTTTATATATGAATGTTCCTTTGCTTATTGTATAGCATAATTTTGTACCATCATACATTTTATTATAGGGGAGTAAGGTAGTGTCAAACATTGTTTTAAAAT